AAAAAACATAATATTATCGATTTAACGGAAGCGTATGAGCAGCTGTTTTTAAAATTAAAACCGAAGTCATTTATTTTTAACGATGGCGATCGCGTACATATCGGAGCAATCTCACAGGATGTCGAGGATGCTATGCAGAAACTTGGAATCGAGCCGGAGAAGTTTGCCGGATTCTGTAAAGATATTCGATACGAATACACAGAATACAACGAAGAGGATGGTATGCCGATTGAATCCTCAAAAGTCCCATGCAAGGACGAGGACGGAAATATCATTTATGACTATGCGCTTCGCTATCAGGAATTTATTTTCCTTACTGTTCATATGGTTCAAAAGTTGTGGAACCGCGTTGACGTAGTAGAAAAAGAAAATGCAGAGATAAAAGAACAGATCAGATCAATGCAGCAAGATATTACAGAATTAAAAAAATCAAGAGCCTAAGAGCCGATTACATGACCATGTGTTGTGTAGCCGGCTCTTTTAAATAACAAGCCTTCGGGCAGAAAGAGAGGAAAAATTTATGAAATTTGACAAAGTAAACGTGATTTATGGAGTAATTGCCACGATGGGGGTGGCACTGTTTGGGAAGTACTGGTTCCTGTTTTTTGGATTTTTGGTATTAAATGCGGTTGATTACATTACCGGATACTGCAAGGCGAAGTTCTACAAAAAGAACGAGTCAAGTGCGATCGGCGCAAAAGGAATCTTAAAAAAAGTATGGTATTGGATTGTAATTGGTATGGCATTTTTCGTCTCAATGAGCTTTGTACATATGGGGGAGATTATCGGTATTAATCTTTCGTTTGTGCAGCTCTTTGGATGGTTCACGCTGGCAACATATTTGATTAATGAGGTCCGCAGCATTTTGGAAAATCTGGTTGAAATGAATGTAAGGGTACCGGCGTTTTTGATTGCCGGACTCGATGTGACACAGAAATTGCTTGACACCAAAACAGAGATTAAAGAAAGCGAGGAATAATCATGGCAAATAGAAAAATCGGACAGGCAGGTCTTAAACTCATCATGGAGTTTGAGGGCTGCCGGCTTACAGCCTATCAGTGTTCTGCAGGTGTATGGACAATCGGGTACGGTCATACTGCCGGAGTATATAAAGGGATGAAAATCACACAGGCACAGGCAGATGCATTTTTAAAGCAGGACATAATAAAGTTTGAAAAATATGTCAATAATCCGGCATATGTGCCGATTACGGAAATACTCAACCAGAATCAGTTTGATGCACTGGTATCATTCACTTTCAATCTGGGACCTGGCAATACTAAGAAATTATGCAAGGGCAGAACAGCGGCGCAGATCGCAATAGCCATGTTGAATTACAATAAAGCGGCAGGAAAGGCATCAGAAGGACTGAAACGGCGTAGAAAAGCAGAACAGGCATTGTTTAACAAAGTGACAAGTTGTACCGGTGCAACTACGACAACGACCATCATAAAGAAGAATACGGAGGATTACAATATGAATACAATCAAAAAGGGCAGCAAGGGAAAAGCAGTCAAGGTATGGCAGATCATCATCGGTACGACACCGGATGGCATTTTTGGCGGCGGCACAGAGAATGAGACAAAGACCTGGCAGAAGAACCATGGACTGATGGCTGATGGAATTGTTGGAAAGAACTCTTGGAAAACGGGGTTAGAGTCGTTATAAAAAACGACCGACGGCATGTTTACGGAATATGAAGAACTTTAAGATAGAAGCCCCACGGCAAAAGGTATATTTACCGCGGGGCTTCTATCATGCTAGCTGAACATAATCCACTGAAAAACACATAGAATATCCGTGTCATATTTCGTGTCATACTGTATGACATTTTCAAAATTATTTTTATATTTTGAATAGTAAAAATAAACATATAGAAAGCACTGGAAAGTGTACAAAATCAATGATTTGGAGAAAAATATTGAAAAACAGGAAATTAGAGGAGAAAGTATTTTAACGGGTTCGACTCCCGTCAGGTCCACTCCAAAGAAAATGCCTGAAATCTTGGAAAATTGTTGATTTTCCTAAGGTTTCAGGCTATTTTTGTGCAATGAATTATAAGTTGAAATTATGCCAAATTTATGTCATAAATGTAATTTTTTGTCATGGATTTTGTCATGACAAATTCTTAAATAATCCGTTCATTGCATTCTTTTGTTTCTCTTTATCTCTGTCAATGGTGGAATGGCGATACACGGCTTTCATCACATGGGGTGTTGACCATCCACCCATTTTCATAACATCTTCTTCGCTCATCGTCTGACTCATCATTGTGGCAAAATAATGACGGAGAGCATGCAGTTTAAAATTTTGAATACCGAGCTCATTTTGATATTTCTGTAAATTTTCGTAGATCTGATTGGCAGAGCCTTTATAGATATATCCCTGCGCCCGGATCATGTCGGCAACAAACTCCGGTATTATAATTTTCCTAGAGCTGTTAGTTGTCTTAGTTGATTTAATGTGCCATTGTTTATCGCTGCCAACGACCATTGCTTTATTAATTGTCAGAATGTTGTCATCTGATAGATCAGAAAGCTCTAATGCAAGGATTTCACTTCTACGGAGTCCGCAGCATGCAAGTAGGAGCGGTATGTAGTATTTTGTTCCAGTGGCTTTTTCTAAAATCAGTTTGACTTCGCCGCTTGTTGGAATGTATGGTTCTTTTTTTTCTTTCTGTGGCAATGTGATATGAAATACTGCATCTGGCCGGAATGTTTCCATAACAGAGAGAATAAAGCCATTTGCGTTTGCAGTTGTTTTTGGAGAACGTGATACTGAATAATCATTTATTTCTTTTTGAATATCAGTTTGTTTTATATCCGACAGTCTAAGACTTTTAAATTCATCAGATAAGTTACGGAATATGCTCATATAGCCATTTTTAGTGGAAGGACTAAGAACATTACCTTTGATTCTGAAAAATTCATCACAAGCTGATTGGAAGGTTGTTGGAATAGTGGAAGCAGGAGGAACGCTGTCTAATTTCTCTGATATTGCCTGTAAGGCTTCTTTCTGTGTTGGCTTTTCATCAAACACAACTGTGTATATTTGCCCTTTGTACATTTTTCTGATCCGGTAGGAGCCGCTTGGGAGTTTTTCAATCTTCATATGTATCATCCTTTCTTCTAAACCCATCGAAATCGAGGGGATTTTGAGTATAAAAATAACAGCCAGCAGAGAACGGGTGTTCCGCTTGCGTTTGGCTGCTCCGAATGATACAATATGCTTGCTTAGGGCTACCGTATCATCGGGAGCATTGCCGCCTTGCTTTGGTAGAGTGGGGCGGTTTTTATATGTGTATTTTTATGGTTGTTTAGTTTAAGCCAACCTGTGCTTTTGCCATAACTTTACCGTCTGAAAATGTAATATTTGCATTTGATCCAAGGGATGTTCCGTTCCACATGTAAATTTGTGATGTAGAACCTGCAATTTCTGTATCAGAGATAAGAGCTCCTTCTCCACCAAGCAGAGCAACTACTTCATCATAAGTCATTCCTGTTTCGATGGAATTGTACTGTTCTAGCGTAATCTCAACATCGTCCCCAGAGGAAACACCAAATTGAGCTTTGTTGACAACTTTGTCATTCTGAAATGTTATATTGGCATTTCCCCAGCTCTCAGATGAAGTCCATTCATAAATAACAGTTTTGATACCGGCAACTTCGGATTCTGAAATATTCGTACCATCCTCACCGATGATGTCGACGACTTCGTCATATGTCATGCCGGTTTCAATACTGTTATATTTTTCCTCTGTTAATCCGGCAGATTCCTTTTCGTCTGTTGTACTGTCAGATGCTACGATATCGGATGATGCTGTAGCGTTGGATGGTGTTGGTATGGTTGAGTCGTTTGAATTATTATCACTTTGAATGGTGGTATCAGAGTCAGACACGTTAGAATTTGAACTGGATTCATTATTTCCACCGTTAATAGCTGCGAAAATAACGATGACGATAATAATTATCAGAATCCATTTCCCTGCACTGCCTTGTCTTTTGCGACAGAATGGACATACTTTTGCGCCTTTTGGAATGATGGACTTGCAATGTTTACATGTTTTTGTAACTTCTGGTGTTTGACTGTTTTTCATAACACAATCTCCTTCGTATTTTATTTGTAGTATCATATTGATTCTAACATACTTGTAATATCCGAGCAATGATGTTAAATGGTTGATGACTTCCTTATAAATTCTTCTAATTTATTCCTATCCCAAAGTAAGACACCGTTATGTTCTGCCAGTTCTTTTGCACTTCTGGTAAAATACTGATTAGTTAATACAGCGGCAACATGGCAATCATAAAAGGTTTTGCCGGCAAACGCTTCTTGTACCGCTTTATTGCCTATGTTTTGGGAATAGCATTTGCATTGGATACCATATTTTACCCCATCTTTATAAGCAATAATATCAATACCTTGATCGCCACTTCCTCTTGTGACTTCAACATTTGAAAATTCATTTTTCTTTAATAGATCACCACAAAAATATTCAAACTCATGACCATCCATATTATCATATGGTTTGTTCAAATCCATCGTCCTTGCAGATGTAACTGTTGTGGATGAACTATAAGTAGTGGGGGTATGAGATGAGAAAACAGCTTTTTTTAAGCATAATCCCGAGCTATCTTTAAAAGAACCAGTTGCGATTCTAAATATATCTACGAGCCAACCAATTCCAAATAAACCCATGGTGAGAAGATATAAGATTCCTATTTTAGCTTTTCCAACATAAAAATAATGAGCACCAAAAAAACCGAGAAATATACACAATGCAAGTGCAACTGTCAGGTTTTTTCCACTGACGGCAGGAGCCTGTATATAAGGACGGCTGACAGTTTGATTGGGTGTTGGTGTTTGCTGTGGTGCAGAGTAGTAATTATTAATTACGGTATTATTGGTTTGGTTATTTAATATGGTGTCAGGGGCGTTTCGCGGTAACTCACAACCACAGTATTCACAAAATTTCCCATTTCCTTCAGCTCCACAATTTGGACATTTCATAATATGTTCCTCTTTTCTTTAGATTAATTCCATAACTCCTATATTCGGTTGAAAAAATATAACATAATTATCAACCTGTGTGCATACACCGTATTTATTTGTGTAGTATGTTAGGCTGTCATTTAAAAACTCTTCGGTAACTCCGAGATATTCCGCCGTTTCAAATAGGTTCTGGCAGTTGTGTAAATATGCGTCAATGATACCGCGCAGACCGACCTGTTTATTATAAGCAAGGATTCTACCTTGCATTTCCTGTTTTCGGTTTCCTGTGGAAGATTGGTCAATAATATCCCCAACAGCAGTATAATAGTGACCTAGTTCTTCTGCCAATACGCAGGCTTTTTCGGCTGTGGTTTCAATGTCTTTTCTTATAGCAATCCGATTCCCTTTTATACGACCATTGTTATATCGTAAAGGTTTTTCTTTGACAATCAGTCCGAGAGAATCGGCTTCCTTTAAAAGTGTTTCGTAATTCAAATATATCATCTCCATATTTTGCATTTAGCAATGTAGGGGTTAAAAGTTTTCATCATCCATTATGTCGTTCTCGGAAGTGTCGATATCATCTGAAATATCAATATCTGTTCGTGCATGTGCGGCATTGACGTCATAATTAGAAGTTTCTTTAACTGTTATAGGAACGACACTGTTGTTTTTCTTTAATTTGCGTTCTAGTATAGCATCATACTTTTCATTCATGAATTTGTCTGTTGTATAGCATACATAATTCATGATGTTTCTATCTAATTCTTCTAATTCTTTTTTTGAAATCTTAAAGTGCCAGTGGTAGCGTTCATTTAAAATTTCATAGATGTCATTATCAATATTTGTTATTTCATATCCAGCAGATGAGATTAAATCGATAAAACGTTGAAAGCCAATTTCCTCAACTTGTTTTTGAAGTTCTCCAGCAGTTAATATATGCTTTGCGCATTCCATCGGTACATCTAATCCCATTAACCAAGTTTCTGAAACATTTAATGCTTTAGCTATTTTATAAAGGTTTTTTTGTTTAGGATTATATTCACCTGAGAGGTATGTGCTTATAGATGATTTACCAATACCTGTTTTGGCTGCTAGATCCGCTTGTTTCATTTGACGAAGCTCTAAAGCTTTTTTCATACGTTGAGCTGTAGTTGTCATATGATCACCTCCATGTAACGATAATATCATGAATGTTCAGAAAGTGCAACAAAAAAGTTCAGAAAAACATATTGACAAGTTCAGAAAAGAAAACTATAATAGGTTCAGAAACACGAACAGAAAGGAGGAAGAAGAATGGTGTTCGAGTACTCTGAGCTTGTTAAGTTAATACGATATAAATATGGAACACAAGAAAAATTTGCCAAGGCATTGTCTATAGGGCGTGTTTCGCTGAGTAAGAGATTGAATAATAAACTCCAGTTTTCACAAGAAGAGATATTGAGCGCAGCAAAACTTCTTAATATTTCAGAAAAAGAAATACCTAGATATTTTTTTAAAGAAAAAGTTCAGAAACACGAACTTTAAAAAAGACAGAATTAACAAAAACTTTTACAGAGAAAGGAGAGTAAGCTGGGCGAACTTATTACAGTTAATTTTGATACACAGACAGTATCGGCAAGAGATTTATACGATTTATTATCACAGGAAGATGGAGTTAAGGGCACAGAACGATTTAGCAAGTGGTTTGAAAGATATTCCAGCTATGGATTTGTACAAGGCGTTGATTTTTCAACCCCGAACAAAAAAGTACGGGTTCAAATTGAGGGAACTAGAAAGGTTCAGCGCGAGGTAGATGACATTGATATGTCTGTAGATATGGCGAAACAGATTTGCATGTTACAGAGAACAGAAAAGGGCAAAGAAATTCGTCAGTACCTTATCGACTTAGAAAAAGCATGGAATACACCGGAGCAGGTTTTTGCCAGAGCATTAAAGATGGCAGACCAAACAATCAGCAGTTTAAAAGACAGGTGCAAATTTCTTGGTGGACAGGTTGTAGAACAGCAGAAAGTCATTGAGGAACTTCAACCAAAGGCATCATACTACGACATGATTCTCCAGTGTAAGGATTTGATTGCTACGACAGTTATTGCAAAGGATTACGGAATGTCAGCGAAGAAATTTAACATGATGCTTCATGACATGGGGATTCAGTTCAAGCAGGGTGATACATGGGTTCTTTACTCAAAGTACCAAGGAAACGGCTACTTAAAGGTAAAAACTCATAACTATGCAGATACCGACGGAGTGCAGCACTCTAAGGAACATTCTTATTGGACACAGAAGGGAAGACTGTTTCTTTATGATTTCCTTAGACAGGACGGTATTCTTCCGCTAATCGAAAGGGAACAAGTGGCGTAATAAAGGGCGGAGTGTTAGAAGATACCACATCATCTGTCAAATAGTTTGGACAGCAAATAAGAAGGGAGATGAGAAGAGTGGAAGAAGTAGATGAACTTATTAAAAAACTTGCAATTCATATCAGTGGAATTATTTCATCTGGTAAAGAGCGAGAGGGAGAAATTGCAGAAAAGAAAACGGCTCTCGCAGAGCTGATTTCCGCAAGAGCCTCATCATATTAATTTTGACTGTCAAGAGCATCGGCGATTGTGTAGTAGAAAGGAGAAAACATGAGCGAAGCAGAAGAGTTAAAAGAACTGTGTCAGCCGGTAGTCGACTGGTTGAAAAAGAACCATGATCCGCATACCGAGGTACATATAACCGTAGATCACATTGACCTGATGGATAGTGTGATCGGTATTCCAGTAAAGTAGGGAGGTGGTTGGATGCCTAGAGTAACCATTAAGAAAAAGGAATACAAAGTCAGCGATTTCAGCAAGTGGATTGTTGGGAAGATGTATGAACAGGGTTTGACTCAGGCAGATTTAGCAAAGATGATCGGAATTACTCAGCCATCATTTTGCAATCGCTTAAAAAAAGGATTGTTCAGTTATTCAGATATGTTGATTTTATTTAAAGAGTTGAAGGTGTCTGATTCTGAAATCCTTACTTTGATGAAATTATGAAGGGAGGTGGTAGTGTGTGAAACGTTTATCTAAAATCATCATGGCAACCGGCGGCACGATATCAATGCTTGCCATGTGTTGCTTAGACAGCGACGGAGTGTATATGTACTATGCCGCACTGGTCTGCATCCTTGGTGGATTTATCGCCGGTGCAGGGTACGGGTTGAGAGTCCTGTCGGAGCATAGGAGAGAGATGCAGATCGAGTTGCTTTATTTTCGGCAGGCGGACAAGCTGGACGGAGATATGGAGCTGATCGAGGACAAAAAAATAGCACCCTGATATTCTTTGGCGAGAACAGGTGCTATTTCAATCGTGGAAATACCTAGTATTTCTGCGTTTATTGTAACACTGGAATTGAGGTTGTGTCAATGTATGAGAAACAATGTAAACGCTGTGGATGTTCCATGGATCCGGGCGAAGGTCGTAACGGAGTGTGTGATGACTGCATAACCGGGGAGACAAAACGGCAGCAGCGTGAAGATCAGATGGAGCGGATGGTTCGGACGGCGGACTGGAAGCAGATGGAAATGGAGGAATTTATAAGTGTCAAAAATTAAGTTGTGCAGTAAAGATGAAGCAAATCTTATAGAAGAACTGCAGCATTTAAGTGAGGTTTTAGAGGATGTCGGTGTTGAGGGTGTGGCAACTATTATCTATTCACCCAATGGAGACATCAATGGTGCTTTTTGTCTCAATAATGAGACAGGGTTGTCTGTCATTATTGAAAATGATGGGGACAAAGTAACGAAAGAATATAAATATTAAAGGAGATCAGTATGAGCAACATTACAAAAATTAAAATCAAAAATCTTTTCGGAATCAGAGAGTATGAAGCAGACGGAAGTTCCTTAGAGCTTTCCGGTAAAAATGGTACAGGAAAAAGTTCAGTACTGGATGCGATCAAGTATGCGCTTACCAATAAGAGTGATCGTGATTATATCGTACATAAGGGAGAAACAGAGGGAGAGATCATTGTCGAGACGGACACAGGGCTTTCCATTGACCGTAAAGCAAGAACTAACAAGGCGGATTATAAATCTGTAAAAAGAAATGGCTTAGAAGTTGGCAGTCCGGAAGCGTTTCTTCGTGAGTTGTTTACACCGTTACAGTTAAATCCTATCGAGTTCATGAACATGGATAAGAAGCAGCAGAATGCGATTATTCTTGATATGATTGAATATCCGTGGGACATGAACAAGATTAAGGAGTGGTTTGGAGAGATACCGGCATGGGTTTCCTACGATCAGAACATTCTTTCTGTACTGAATGATATCCAGGCAGAGAACGGCGATTATTATCAGAACCGCCGGAACATTGATCGCGATATCAGGAATAAAAAAGCATTTGTGGAAGAGATTGCAGATGGTATTCCGGCTGGATATGACGTTGAAAAATGGGAAAATGCCAGTGCCGGAGATATTTACCGCCAGATTGAACGTATACAGAAGGAAAATCAGAACATCGAAAGAGCAAAGCTGTTGAGGGACAGCCGTGACAGCAAGATCAGAAAATTTGATGCCGACCGTGAGATTGAAATCACAGCATTAGATCGTGAGATTTCCAATCGGGCAAATCAGATTGATAAATCTATTGCATCCTTGAAAGAACAGATCAGGGCGTATGAAACAGAAAAAGAATCACTTACATCCAAGAAACAGGACAAATTGGAAGTCATTGAGCAGACATATAAAGCAAATGTGGCACGTTTTGATGCAGAGATTGCCGAGTATGCAGAATATGCAGATAAGCAGCCGCAGGATGTTGCAACATTGCAGGAACAGGCACAGGAGATTGAAAAGATGCAGTCTCATATTAATGAATATAAAAGAATGCTCCGTCTGCAGAGTGAGATCGAGGAACTGCAGGTACAGTCACAGCAGCTTACGGACAAGATTGAGAAAGCAAGAACTCTTCCTGGAGAAATCCTTGCAAACTGCACGATCCCGATTGACGGTTTGACTGTTGAGAACGGAACGCCGTTAATTAACGGCTTACCGGTATCGAATCTGTCTGAAGGAGAAAAGCTGGATCTCTGCATTGATGTGGCGATTCAGAATCCGAACGGCTTAAATATCATCCTGATCGATGGGGTTGAGAAACTGGCAACGGATCTTCGTGAAAAACTCTATCAGAAATGCAAGGACAAAGGATTACAGTTTATTGCAACCAGAACAACGGACGATGACACAATGACAGTTGTTACGTTATAGGAGGTGTGGCATGGATAATATGGTATCAGTAGGGCAGCAGACGGCAGTTGTACCTAAGACATCACAGACAGAAATGATGGTAAACAGACAGACACAGGAAGTTCAGGGCGCCATCTTTATGGCTAAGAAGTTTCCCAGAGATGAATATGAAGCAATAGAAAAGATAAGAAGGAGTTGTCAGAGAGCCACGTTAGCAGAGCAGGCAATTTATTCATATCCAAGAGGCGGACAGAACGTCAGCGGACCATCGGTCCGTCTGGCGGAGTCATTAGCTCAGAACTGGGGAAACATCGACTATGGAATTATCGAGTTAGAGCAGAAAGACGGAAAATCAGAAATGATGGCATATGCATGGGATTTAGAGACAAATACCCGTGTGACAAAGATTTTCGGTGTTGAGCATAAAAGAGATACGAGAAATGGATCGTATGCGCTTACTGACAGCAGGGATATTTATGAGGCTACCGCAAACTTCGGCGCAAGAAGAATGAGAGCCTGTATCCTCGGAGTTATTCCGGGAGACGTTGTAGATATGGCTGTTAATGAATGTAAAGAAACACAGAAAAAAAGCTATGGAGAACTTCCGAGTCAGGAGAAAATCAACAAGATTGAAAAGCTGTTTAAAAAAGATTTTGGAGTTACAAAAGAGCAGATCGAAAAATATGCAGGACGGAACATGGGAGATTTTGGCGCTGATGAGTGCACAGACTTATGGGGAGTATACACAGCGTTGAAAAATGGACAGGCAAAGGCAGAGGATTATTTTCCTGTTGAAAAAGATGTGCCGGATCCATTCGCAGATTCTAAGCAGGCACAGATCGCAAAAGAAGCATCGGAGGTATTTGATAATGTTATTAACGAGTGAAAATTATTACAGCCGTGAGGCAAATGAAGAGTATTTATCTGTCAGCCAGTATAAAGATTTTATGGGTACATACGGCAAGCCCGGCTGTGAAGAATATGCCCTTGCAAAGTTAAATGGTACATGGGTGGAGGCTATGGAAGATTCCACAGCATTGATGGTCGGTTCTTATGTAGATGCACATTTTGAGGGAACGCTTGATTTATTCAAAGCGCAGCATCCATGCATGTTTAAAAAGGATGGAAATCTGAAAGCCGAGTATGTAAAGGCAAATGAGATGATTAACCGATGTGAAAGGGATGCACTGTTTATGCAGTACATGAGTGGCGAAAAACAGGTCATCATGACAGCGGATATGTTTGGTGCAAAGTGGAAAATCAAAATTGACAGTTACCATCCAGGCAAATGCATTGTGGATCTGAAAACCTGTCAGAGTATTACCAAGGAATTTTATCATCCAGATACAGGACACCTTAATTTCCTTGCAGAATGGGGTTATTACATTCAGGGCGCAGTTTATCAGAAAGTTGTTGAAATCAATACTGGAAAGAAGCTTCCATTTTTTATTGCAGCAGTCTCAAAAGAAAAAGAGGCTGATATACAGGTGATCGCTGTGGAACAGAGCCTGCTTGATGAAGCACTTACAGAGGTTGAGCACAATGTATCAACAATCCTTATGCTGAAAAGTGGAGCAGTAGAACCGATGCGTTGTGAACATTGTGATTACTGCAAGCATACGAAAGTATTGGATAGACCTATCTGGTCAAGCGAATTGATCGGGGAGGTGTAGATGAAAGATTCTATTGTTGTTGATATGAAATATGCCGGGTATGACATGATCGACGGCACGCCGAACGTGCACAGGCATCATATCTTTGAGGGGACAGCGAACCGCCGGTTATCGGACGAAGATGGTTTGTGGGTGCCGTTATCCTATGAGCATCATGAGGGGAACATGAGCGTGCACCGTAATAAGGAAATGAGTGTGTTGATGCACATTATCGGTCAGCTTGCATGGGAAAAGCATTATATCGTAGAACATGAGGATGTGAACGAGGATGATGCCAGGGATGCTTTTCGAAAGAGATATGGAAAAAGTTATTTGTAGGGTTGAAACACCTTAAGAAACAGTTTGTGTGAAAAATAATATATCACAGTATTATCAAGAGCTATGATCTCCGGTGCCGATGGGTGCCGGAGGGGAAGGAGAAGATATTGAATCAGTTAGAGATTTTTAAGAATAGAGAATTTGGAGAAATCCGAACAGTTGTCATAGATGGAGAGCCGTGGTTTGTTGGGAAGGATGTTGCAGAAGCACTTGGTTATAAAAATACGAAGGATGCAATATTAACGCATGTCCTGGATGAGGATAAGAAAATTTTCCAAAGGTCGGAATTGGCTACCTTAGAAAATTGCACAGCCAAAGGTACATTAAAGGTAGAGCTTATAGATGCAAATTTCCCTAATAGGGGTTTATGTTTTATAAACGAATCAGGAATGTATGCGTTGGTTTTTGGCAGTAAACTCACATCAGCAAAAAGGTTTAAGCGTTGGGTAACATCTGAGGTATTGCCACAGATCAGAAAGAACGGTACATATCAAAAACCCATGACACCACAGGAAATGATGCGTGTGCAGCTTGGAATGATCGATGGTCATGAAGAAAGAATTACACATCTTGAAAATACTATGACCATTGATTATGAACAGCAGCAGGAATTAAAGAAAGCTGTAAATAAAAGAGTGATTGAGGTTCTTTGTGGTAAAAAAGCACCGGCATATAAGGAAATGAGCAAAAAGGTGTTTTCTGAGTGTAATCATGATATTCAGGATTATTTCAGAGTCAATTCCAGAAATAATATTCCAACCAAGAGATACCAGGAAGCTGTTGAATATGTCGAAGGATGGAATCCAAGTAATAATACAATCCTTGAAATAAGAAGCTGTAATGCGGGAATGGGTGGTGTCAATGGAGTATAAATTTACGATTCCCGGACGGTTGGATGGTCTGAATGATTACACAGCCGCCAACCGGACGAATCCCCGCAAGGGCGGACGGATGAAAAAGAAAAGCGAGGATTCTATCATCTGGTATATAAGGCAGCAACTTCCAGGTGTACATATTACGGGTCCGGTTCTGATCTACTATCAGTTTTATGAAAAAGACCGCCGCAGGGATAATGATAATATTTTATCCTGTGCTGCCAAGTTCATACAGGACAGCTTGAAAAAAGCATGGGTGATCAAAGATGATGGTCAGAAATATATACCACATTTTTACTTTGATACGAACGTGGATAAGGATAATCCAAGGATTGAAGTTACCATTACGGAACTTACACAGGCGCAGGCAAAAATGTCACTGAGAGAGCTTCTTAAGGACTTGGAAACGGGGTGATGTCTTGACGGATGAAAAGAGCAGCTTTGTCCTGTATACGGAGTATCTGGAACATATAAAACTGCTTACGATGGAACAGCGCGGAGCACTCCTGACGGCAGTATTGTGTTACGCGTCAGGGGATGAACTGCCGGAAATTGACGGCATGACCAATATGGCATTCAGCTTTATCAAATCAAGGATAGATCGTGACACTGCCGCATATTTAGAGAAGATTGAGAAACGTCGGGAAGCCGGAAAACTTGGCGGCAGACCAAAAACAAAAGATATTTCACAAAAACAAGAGAAAGCAAAAAAAGCAAATGGTTTTTCTGAAAAGCAAAATAACCCTGTTACTGATAATGTTAATGTTACTGTAAATGTTAATGATAATAATAAAAATACTTTGGCGGATGCCAAAGCGTTGTTCGAACGTCTGTGGAAAGCATATCCGAACAAAAAAGGCAAAGGACAGGTATCGGATGCCCAAAAGAAACGGCTACTTGCAATCGGGGAAGATAGGCTTGTTAAAGCGATTGACCGCTACAGTCTTGAATTGCAGAAGGACGCCGACTGGCGGAAAGCACAGTACGGGAGCACATTTTTTAACAGCGGCTATGTAGATTATCTGGATGAGAACTATGTGCCTGGTAAAGCAACAGAGCATAAGGGCAAAAGCAATGCTTTTAGTAATATTAATCATCGTCAATATGACTATGACGAATTAGAAAAACAGGTGCTAAATTCGCAACCGGGAGGTGGTTGAAGTGAATATGACGGAGGGAGAAATTTGCAGGCAGTACCGCAGCGCAAAGGACAGAGCAAGCCAGTTGCAGATTTTAGCAGATTTAAATTGTGTGCCGCGATTGGAGATCATTAAGATCCTGATGCATAACGGTGAACAGGTGCGGTTGCCACTTGCGGCAAAAGGTAAGAAAAGAACAACGGAGCTGACGGACGAAGAGTACACGGCGGCACTGTTTAGACGGTTGGATGTACTTGATCGAGAAATTTCTAAAAGAGAAAGAGAGTACCGGGAGATTGTGGCTGTGATAGGAGGGCGGAGTAATGCATAGAGACAGCAAGGAGCGTAACAGAGCTATCACAAAGATGACAGATCGACAAACAAGAATACCAAAACATCCGGATCAGGATGCATTGAGAGATTTTAAGGAAGTACCGTATCAATTGCGGTACAGGAAGGAGAAGAAAGATGCTGAATAAAGAGAAGTATGCCAAGGAGATCGCAGAAATTGCCTGTGATGGATATAAAGTAGCTATCGTTCATGGAAAACCGAAATCATGTGGAAAATGCATTGATTGTGATTTTTATGGTTGTAACGATTGTACAAAAAAATTAAGGGATTGGGCTGATAACGAATATGGCAAGCCGCCTGTTGATTGGAGTAAAGTTCCTGTTGACACACCGATTTATGTTAGATGCCGCAGCAGCGACGAATGGGAGAAAAAACATTTTGCTAAATTCGAGAACAATTATGTGTATGCGTGGAGCGATGGCAAAACATCATGGAGCACCACTAATGGATCTACAATGGTATGGGAGCATGCCAAACTGGCAGAGAGTGAGGACCAGAATGGAAATGAGCAGAATTAAAAACCGGATATCTGAGGCAGCAACAGAAGCCTGTGGATATTCTCCACTAACAAAAGTGGTTTCGGAGGAAGAAATCAACAGGATTTTGGAGCAGGAAAGCGGATGGATTCCAGTAGATGAGCAGATTCCTAATACTGATAAATATATCCTGGTATCGTTTGAAAACTTTACTATTCCAGATATCGGAAGATATGAAACTGATGAAGATGGTAACGGTGCGTTTTATCCGGGAGACGATGAAAAGAGTTATGCCACATATGACTTATTTGTCAACGCATGGATGCCATTGCCGGAACGCTATGAAGCCGAAGCGAAAGACACACCTACAGAAAAGCCGCAGACCAATGCAGACCGGATCAGAAGCATGACGGATGAGGAACTGGCAGAATGGTTCAACACTGTGACAAAAGATGTTCTTGGTGGAAGCACTTGGAATAAAAAAGGATGGCTTAAATGGCTTCGGGCAGAAAGTGAGGAATAGCATGGAGAGATTAACACAGACAAGTGATAGAGGCGGAGTTGCCCTTACATTTGATTTAGACATAACCTGTGAACCAAGTGAGATAAAAAAGATACTGAAGCTTGCTGAGAAGTTGAAAGGCTATGAGGATGCCGAGGAACAGGGAAGAATGATTATTTTCCCATGCAACAAAGGAGACAAGCTCTGCGAGTTTTATCGTGAATGTGTAGAGGACAGATTAGGAGCCGGGGAGACACCGGAAGACATCATTAATGTGAGAAAAGTGTATGGTTTTGAATATGAGGATGATGTGTTGTATATCCGAGCTTCTTATCATTCAAATCATTCAGAACTCTGGGGGCGGATATGGTGAAGATATGCCAGAGTTTCCGGTAAGTGAGATAGGTAAAACTGTTTTTCTTACATACGAGGAAGCCGAAGCCAGGTTGAAAGAAATGGAGGGGGAAAGTGATGTATTGTGATGGAAGATGTCAGTATTTGAACGAACGTAAACACAAATGTGAGTTGACCGGAGAAAAATTGACTTACATGAAGCAGACCGGAAGTATTTCATTTTCCGTGCATGAACATAGAGGATTTTGCAAAGGAGATGAGAACAGTGCACATGACAGATAAAGAACTGACTATCCGGCAGATCGGAGAGTTCTGCACGAACACTCTCTGCAAGAAATGCCCGGTGGCAAAGTGGAATGAGGAAAGCGGTCTGCATAATGGATGCATGGAGAGCTTAAGACTTCCAGAGGTATCGAGGATCATGTTAGAGCAGATCAAAGGAAGAAAGGTGAAACGCGATGGAGAATAGATATTTATACCGCGGAAAGCGGATTGATAATGGCGAATGGATACAAGGATATTTATATGGTATCTGGGAGAGAAGATATATCCTATGGGGAATGACCAATGATATCCCGAACATGGTCGAAGTAGACCCAGAAACCGTCTGCCAGTGCACCGCAATGCCTGATAAGAACAAAAAGCTGGTGTTTGAACATGATATAGTATGGGATTCTGACGAAAGAGCTTTTTACGAGATTATCTGGAATCAAGAGGATATGTGTTGGAATGTTGAAGATGTAGACGGTCACAAATCTGAGTTTGAAGAATGCTATGGAAGCACAATTGAAGTTAATGGTAACAGATTTGACAATCCGGAACTGTTGGAGGGTAGTTATGACAGAGAATGAATCAATAACAAAAAAATATTGCAGTACATGTAAATACTACGCTGAATATGAGGGCGTTTGTTGCAATGGGGACAGTGAACACTGTGCAGATTTCCGTGGACTGGATGATACATGTGAGAAATGGGAGAAAAACGAAGAATGAGTGAAGAACTTAAAACATGCCCGTTCTGTGGCAGAAAAGCAAAAATTAAAGCAGTTATAAAATCTTACGGTTTTACCATTTGGTGCGCATGCGAATGTGGAGCACGAACAGAGGGATTTTTCCAAGACACGAGAAAAGAGGGTAACACGATGGAGAATGTCGAGAAGTGTAAGAAAAGAGCCATAGAAGCGTGGAACAGGAGGGCGAACGATGAGACTGATTGATGCGGATGCACTTAAAAGCCTTATTTGCAGGAATGGCTATTTCCAATAATTATCCTGCAAATAAGGCTAATGCACTGTGTGAGCTGTTTGATGCACAGCCGACCGCCTATGACCCGGATAAGGTTGTGGGGCAGTTAGAAGAACTTAGAAAAGAATGCGAAGATCCATTGCAGGATTATGACCCAAATTATTTTATCGATAAGGCAATCAAGATTGTGAAAGGCGGTGGAGTAGATGGCAATTAAGCCGATTTTATTCAATACAGAAATGGTTCGTGCGATTCTGGATGGGAGAAAAGATGCAACGAGAAGAATTGTAAAAGGCTTTATTCCTGATGATGCAGTATGGGGATATACCGCTTTTACACCTAAAGGGTACATATCGTGTAGAGGTACATTTGCAGATGGGTATGGAGAGAAATTTTTTAAGTTGCCTTGCGAGCCGGGCGATATCCTGTATGTCCGGGAAACATGGAAAAAGGCACCGAACGGATACTATTACTACGAAGATTGGCAAAGAAATGACATTGCCGATGTTACAAAGTGGAAACCATCCATCCACATGCCGAAAGAAGCTGCACGTATCTGGCTTAAGGTTACGGATGTGAGAGTGGAGCGGTTGCAGGAGATAACCGATGAGCAAGCAAAACGTGAAGGCATACAGTATGATGAATGTCCAACAGGATTTACCTGGAAGCAAGAAACAGATATGCATAATTGTTACACAACTCCAATAGGAGCTATGCAAGCATTATGGAATTCCACCATCAAGAAATCCGACATTGACCGATACGGCTGGGATGCGAATCCTTACGTTTGGGTGATATCGTTTGAACGGTGCGAGAAGCCGGAAGGAGTGTGAGGTATGGCTAAAGCCGTATGGATATGTTGGAATTATGTGATATGTGTACAGAAAAATATGGGGTAGCGAAATGCTACCCCATCCCGCAAAGGGTTATGATGACTTACGCTTTGATGGATTTGACGTGAATTTTGCCTTTTCCATTTCTCTGAAAGCGTGTTTAACTGCTACGGTTGCGGCTTCGGTTGTTATATTCTCAATAAAAGCATCCCAACCGCCTTGCTCTTTTACATAGTGTAATTGAGCTGCTGTCCCATGTAACAGTTTGTTATCGTCAGATAACACTTTGAGAGAGCATTTTCTCTGTTTGCTCATGACGTCACCTCCTTTCATTGAGAATTATATCACATTTGATATGAGGGAGATGTATGCGTGGAATATAAACTGTTAGTTGTCGAATAATTAAATCGAAAGGAGTGAGAGGTTTGCCATTAGATCAGATGGTTTAAAAGCAATAAATTGATGAATTTGTTGTATAAAACGCAACATAAACAAATTTAAAGTGCGCTATTGTAAATATGTGCACGGAATATAAGAAAGGAGCCGGAACCTATCCGGATAAAAGGCGCGCCGGGTTCCTTTTGAAAAAATGAAGAAAACAAAATGCGAAATTTATAGAGATTCAATGCAGAATTATAAAAAGTACGGAATCCCAAAGGCACAGCTTGTAATTGCAGATGTGCCGTACAATCTTGGAAATAATATGTACGGCAGTAACCCCATGTGGTATGTCGGTGGTGATAATAAAAACGGAGAGAGCAAACTTGCAGGGAAGGCAGCGTTTAATTCAGATTTCAATTTTAATCTGTACGAATACTTCCATTTCTGCAGCAAGATGCTTAAGAAAGAGCCAAAGGAAAAAGGCAAAGCCCCATGCATGATCGTGTTCTGCAGTTTCCAACAGATACCGACCATGCTCAAAGCAGCAGAAAAACACGGATTCAGGAATAGTATACATCTTACATTTGTCAAAAATTACTCTGCACAGGTTTTAAAGGCAAACATGAGAGTGGTAGGTGCTACAGAACACGCGCTTGTGTTGCATAAAGGGTTGCCAGAATCAGATAAGGCAATATGGCTTGGTACAGAGCATGGACTTATATTTTATCGAGACAAGCTGCCAAAGTTCAACAACGACGGGAAAATGATCTTTGATTGGATGCCCTGGGAAAAGGATCCAAAAGGGAAATATCCCAATATCCACCCGACACAGAAGCCGGTATGTCTGCTGAAAAAACTGATTAAAATTTTTACGGATGAAGGAGACGTGGTGATTGACCCATGTTGTGGTAGCGGCAGCACACTTCGGGCGGCAATGGAACTTGGCAGACCGAGTTATGGCTTCGAAATTGACCGGAATTTCTACGAACGGGCAAAAGCTGAAATGCTTGTAGAGAATTACGGAGAAGTTTCCATGCGAGCAGAGGACAGCAGGACGGGACAACGAAACATTTTTGATATGTTGGAGGAATAGCATGAGGACAGTATTGAAATATCCGGGAAGTAAATGGAACATTGCTCCCCGACTGGTGGAACTGATACCGGAACATCACAGCTATGTAGAGCCGTTCTTCGGCAGCGGGGCCATGTTATTTAATAAGCCGGTATCTGATATCGAAACAATCAATGATCTGGATCATGATGTTGTGAATCTCTTCCGGTGCATACAGGAAGATGCGGAACGTCTGGCCAGAATGGTAATGACTACACCATTCAGCCGTGAAAAATATGAGGATACATATAAATTGGATGTATGGGAGCTGATGATGCCGGATGAACCGTACCATAAAGCATTGCGATTTCTGGTTCAGTGCTGGCAAGGGCACGGGTTCCGTACCAATGGCAGCAAGGTAGGATGGAAAAATGATGTACAGGGCAGAGAAAGAGCTTATGCATTATGGAACTGGTACCGTCTGCCGGAATGGATCATTGACATAGCGGAACGGTTGCGCATGGTACAGATCGAGAACCGCCCGGCGGTGGAAGTGATTGAGAGATTTAATTACAGCAATGTTTTTATGTACATTGATCCTCCGTATGTTTTAAGTACCAGAACCGGGAAACAGTATAAACATGAGATGACGGATGCGGATCACGAGGAATTATTAAAAGCGTTACTGCAGAGTAAAGCAAAGATTATGATTTCTGGTTATGAGTCAGAAATGTATAACGACTATCTGAACGGATGGGAGAAAAAACAGTTTTCAAGCTGTGCAGAGCACGGAAAGCCGCGGATGGAAACGGTGTGGATGAACTATGAGCCGGATCCACAGATGAAACTTAATTTTTCGGAGGTGCTGCCATGATACAGTGCGAGGGGCAGTTGAGCCTTATGGATTTGCTTTCTCCGATTGCCGCGGATAATGAGCCCCCACGTCTGTTACGAGAGGGGCAGATGGTATACAAGGTTGTTCGGGGCGATGTTGAAACACATATGGTTACCGGCGAAACGTGGACTTGCGGCGAGGGCAATCGAGGATATCGGCTTAAGAGAATAGGCGGTTGTTGGGATAGCACATGGAATCTGCAAATCAATAAGACTGTATTTACAGATTTAGAAGTGGCGAAACGAGTGGCGGAACAGTATCTTGCGGAAAATGAGCATATCTTAGCACATGATATCCGCGCTATAAGGGTTGTGGCGTATAGATACAAATATAACGGAAGAGGAATAACAAATTTTTATGCAGTTCTGAAAGACGGAAATGTGTACTATCGTTACGGCAGCATGTACGAGCATATCGGGAAAGAAAATGAAATCAAGGAATTTGAAAAGGGAAGAAAGAAGTATATTGACTTTTGCGGGTACAAAGAATTGAAAGATTATCAACCAGAGTATGCGAATATGTACAAATGCTCAAAAAAAGGAACGTGGCTGTATGCGGCGGCGAGGTATGAATTTATAGGATAGCAGACCGGACAGCTCCGGTTTGCCTAAGTAAATTTTAGGAGGATTTTATGGTTACAGAACTGGAAATGAAATATAGAAGGTTATCCAGAAACTACGATGAACTCGAAGAAAAATACGAAGCTGCACAGGAAGAGTTGAAAAATGCAAGGGATGAACTGTATAGTGCAAGGCAGCGTATTGACAATGAGTTAGAGCCGAGGATAAAAAAAGAAAAAGATGAATATGATGATTTTACATTAAGAGGTAGCAATTCATGTTTTGGCGCAGCATTAGATGGAGCCTGCGGGTTAAATTGTTGTGATGGATTTGGTAGCACTGAAAAATGCAAGGAATTACTAATGTATGTAATCACAGACGAAGAGCTTGTGAAGTGGTCAAAAACTCATGAAAAAGAGCTTATGATTGCACAAGAAATAATCAATCGTGAATTGTACTAAATACCTTTAAATTTTAAAACCAGATAACAAATCCAAGCGATCATACCTTCCCCTGTAAGGATGCGGCGGGGGAAGAATAAAAATAAATTTGTAGTACATTGATAATTGAATATTGGCGGTTGAAGTGGTACAATTCAAAAAAATGCATATTGGAGGTATTGTTATGGCAGTAAATCAGCTAAAGATTGTTGTTAGTATCTTGAAAGAAGTTTCAGAAAAAACAGTCCCAAAACCGGAAGATTATGGAATAACTCAGCAATGCTACTATGATATAATAGAAGCGATGAATGATGAAGGACTACTGAAAAATGTTAAAATAACACATGATGCACAAAATAGGGTTTTAACAGCTTCTATAAAAAATGCAACAGTAACAATCAAGGGTATGGAATATCTTCATAACAATTCGGCATTAATGAAAACATATAAGGGATTGAAAGAAGTAAGAGAGTGGCTTCCGTTTTAATTAACTTACCAACCGTCAATATTCGATGGTTGGTATTTTTTTGCGCAAAATTTGAAAGGGGGAATGTACTTGGATGAAAAAGAGATATATGAGATCTGCATGAGCGTGGACAGCTTCATTGCTGCGGAGCTGACGGAATCCATCGTGCGCGGCACCAGCTACGACATGCTGGAAGCTCACTACGGCATTCTCCCGATCAGCAGACGGAGTTTTTACAGGCGGCGCATGACAGTGCAGAGGTTAATGAGGCAGAGGATGGCGCGGCTGGTGGAGGAAAAGAACGGACAGTATATGATCGTATGGGGAAGAGAGGGATAACAACCTCTCTTTTTTCATGCCTAAAATGGCACAAATCCACTGTAGCCTTGCCTTATAATTATGATATGAAGAAAGGATTATGCCATGTATAAAGCACAGAGGAATTACGAAAATGCACAGCGGATGTTATTTGAGGGTGTTGGTCAGTATGACATACCAGAGATAGAGCCGACACAATTTGATAATGCGGAGTTTGTCGGCTTCAACTATGCCAGAAGTGCAAAAGTACCGGAGAATAAGGCGGTGCATTTCTTTCTGGATGATTACCAATTTACCAGAGTATGGACAGACCCAGATAGATACATTCCGATGTTACAGCGATTTAAGTTCGTGCTAACGCCAGATTTTAGCCTGTATACGGATTTCCCGAAGCCGTTACAGATATATAACCATTACCGTAAACACTGGCTCGGTGCATACTGGCAGATGTACGGTATCAATGTGATTCCTACGATCTGTTGGAGCAATCGGGATTCGTTCGAATGGTGCTTTGATGGAGAACCTACACAGAGCGTTGTTGCAGTTTCTTCTGTTGGGACACAGAACAGCGCAGAAAAGAAACAGCGGTTTTTGAATGGCTATTTTGAGATGATAGAGAGATTACAGCCTACACAGATTATCTTTTATGGCAGAGTACCGGACGAGTGTAAGGAAAATATCGTACATATCAAGCAGTTCAGCGAGAAGTTTCATAGGGCGGAGGTGACACAATGGTAATGAAAATAAATTTACAGTTCTTCGGCGGTAGAGGAGCAAGCAGCGGATTAGACAAACTCAGACAGGTTACAGTAGACATGAACGGGACGAAGATTACATATCGCAGCGAAAGAGGAAAGACATACAAAGTCGGATTAGCAAACACGGTGTCTGTTACTGACGAGGTTCCGAAAACATTAAAAGAAATTGTGAATAGAGCCAAGGAACTCAGATATCCTATAAAAACTTACACAAATAGAGAATATGCTCAATACGAAAAAGAATATCGAGAAGAAAGAAAAAAAGCAAGTGAACAATTAGACATACTTTGGAATGAAGTGGGACCGAGACCGAGAAAAGGTTGGAGAGGGCACTGAGTTATAAGATAAGGGAAGAGAGTATAGATAAATGGGTGGCAGAGGAGCAAGCAGCGGATTAAGTGATAAGGGGAAGAGGTATGGCAGTGAGTATACAACATTGCATCAGAGCGGAAATATCAAGTTTGTTCGATACAATGATTCTGGATCTGCAAAACCACCGATGGAGACGATGACCAATGGAAGAGTGTACGCGACTGTTAATGCAAAAAATGAAATTAAAAATATCACTTATTACGATAAACACGACAAACGTTATAAACAGGTGGATATGGGACACACTCATGCAGTAAAAGGCGTGCAAACGGATCCCCATACACATAAAGGGTATAAACATGATGAAAAGGGAACTTTTAACGTAAGCAAAAAAGAAGCGAACATGATTGAAAGGGTATTAAAAACATGGTATCATCATATTAACAGGGAGTAGTTTAGGAAGGAGAACACACAGCAATGTGAGGCTCCGGTGGTTAATCCGGACACCTGTAAAAAGATACCATGTCCTTGATGGATGCGGTATCTTTTTTTATTGCCATGAAAGGAGATGATCGGTTGGCAGCAAAGAAAAATCCATTGAGCGATAAAGCGTATGAACTGTATAAGAGCGGCATGAAGTTGGTAGATATCGCTGACCAACTGGGAAAGCCTGAGGGGACCATTCGCAGATGGAAAAATACATACGATTGGGATAACGAACGTTCGGATTACAAAGCGAACGAAAGCGAACGTTCGGAATCCGTGTCATGGGTAGAGATAGAACATGAGTATGTGACAGACATAAGCAGAAAGCCTTGCAGTTTAGAGGACTTGGCAGAGAAATATTCAATTCCAATTCAGACAGTTATGGATCAGTCTGCAAAAGGAAAATGGTCAGACAAAAGAAGAAAGTACAAAGAGGATACAAAGAAAAAAGCCTTGGAAAAATCCTCTGATGCAGACGCGGACAGGATAGTACGCCTTTTATCCATTGCAGATAGAGCAGCGGAGAAAGCAGAGCAGGCGCTAGGGGAACTGGAACAGTATATCGTAAAGGATAAGAAAAAGGTTAAGACGGTTGAGTATAACGATGATACTGCGATCGGAAAGCCTACCAGGGAAGTTATAGATGAGACTGAGCATATCAACATTGCGAACGGTCCTATTGATAGACTGGGACTGTCTCAGGTGACCGGGGCACTGAAAAATCTAAAGGAGATTTACATGATTCCTACTGCACTGGATGCACAGAAACATAGCCAGGAGATTGACAAACGCAAGTTGGAAGTTGATCTGCTTAAAATAGAGATGCAGACAAAAGAGAGTACAGACGATACACCGGAGCAGGACAACTTCTTAGATGCCTTAAATACATCGGCGCAGGAAGTGTGGTCAGATGAGTGATTGGAAAAGCATTGACGAACGGATAACTAACTTGAAAGCGAACGTTATGCGAAATGCTGTGAGGATGAAACAGAAGTATAAGCAGAACGGCTTTGTGTTCATGCCATTTTCCCAAAAGCAGAAGAAGGTTCTGACGTGGTGGTGTGATGCATCGCCGGTAAAGGATATGGATGGCATCATAGCAGACGGAGCAATCAGATCGGGAAAAACATTGAGCATGTCGCTGAGTTTTACCCTGTGGGCTATGAGTACATTTAACCAACAGAATTTAGGCATGGCAGGAAAGACAATCGGCTCTTTCCGCCGAAATGTCCTATTTTGGCTGAAATTAATGCTAAAAAGCCGTGGTTATAAGGTAGCAGACCACCGCTCCGACAACATGGTCGAGATTTCAAAGGGCGAAGTTGTAAATTTCTTTTACATATTTGGCGGCAAGGATGAGCGGTCGCAGGATTTGATACAGGGTATTACATTAGCCGGGATGTTTTTCGATGAAGTGGCACTTATGCCGGAATCATTCGTGAATCAGGCAACTGGACGATGCTCTGTGGAGGGTTCAAAGTTTTGGTTTAACTGTAACCCGGATTCCCCTAGCCATTGGTTTAAGATGAACTGGATTGACAAGGCAGAGGAAAAGAATCTGCTATATCTGCATTTTACAATGGATGATAACTTAAGCCTGTCGGAGAAAGTAAAAGCACGATACCGGGCAATGTACAGCGGAGTATTCTATGATCGTTTTATCCTTGGTTTGTGGGTGATTGCAGAGGGACTGGTGTATGGAATGTTCGACAAAGAAAAGAACATCTTTCATGGCGAATATAAGTATGATCCACAGGCATCCTATTATCTTTCTATTGACTACGGTACCATGAACCCGTTTGCGGTTGGTCTGATGGAACTGCAGAATGATGGCAGGGTGCGGATGCTTCGGGAAGGGCACTATTCCGGAAGAGAAAAGGGAGTGACCATTGACAATGAAGCATATTACAAAATGATTCAGGAGGTAGCAGACAGATTCCCAATCACGTCCATTGTTATTGATCCGTCAGCGGCAGCCATGAAAGCAACGATCCGGAAGTATGGAGAGTTTACCTGTACAGATGGTAATAACGATGTACTGAACGGAATCCAGGAGGTTACAAAGTATCTGAATCTTGGGATGTTACAGATCCATGAGAGTTGTGAGGAAACACGAAAAGAGTTTGGAGCGTATGCCTGGGATGAAAAGGCAGTGGGCGAGGATCGTGTTATTAAGGAGTACGATCACCACATGGATCTCATTAGGTACTTTATTTATACAGTAGCGCGCAGATATAACAGAGGACTTATATAAGGTGGTGAAACATGGGAATTATAGCAGCAATAAAAGGATGGTGGAGCAAAATGTTTTTTAAAGCGGATGCGAAGAGGATATTCGATACAGATATTTTATTGTCAGATACAATGGATACAGCAATCAGAACGTGGAACCAGATCTATGCCGGTCATCCGAAATGGGTAGATCAGGACAGCCATGTAAAGACGATTAATTTTGCAAAATCGGTATCATCGGAAACGGCAAGATTAACCTGTCTTGATCTGTCAATCAAAATCAGCGGATCACCAAGGGCAGATTATTTACAGGGCGTTATTGATAATATGTTCGTCAAGATCCGTGAGTATGTGGAAAAGGGATGTGTAAACGGTACGGTTATTCTGAAACCGAACGGGGACGGGATCGACTGCTTTGATCCGCAGAGGTTCCTGCCGACGGAAATTGACGGGAACGGCAATATACGAGCAGGGATTTTCTTTGATTTCTATGAGCAGTCTAAGAGGTTTTATAAACGGTTGGAGTATCACCGGTTTGTGAATGATGTTTATCTGGTCAGCAACAGGTGTTTTATATCAAGCAGTTCCACTTCTTTGGGTGTGCCAATCGATATGGAAAAAACACCGTGGAAAGGATTGATGCCGGAAGCTGCAATAGAAAATTTAGAGAAGCCTTTATTTTCGGTATTCAAAACACCAATGGCAAACAATATTGAACCTGAGTCTCCATTGGGCATGAGTATTTTTGCGGAGGCACTGGAAGAGCTGAAAGATCTGGATGTTGCATACAGTCGGAATGCAGGGGAGATATTTGACAGCGAGCGCATTGTACTGGCAGATGATCGTCTGATGTTTCAAGGATCTGTAAAGGATTCGGATGGGAACGTTATCCGCAAATATCTGAAAAAACCAAGATATGTAAAGAATGTACTATCAGAATCACCGGAGAACTTTTATCAGGAGATCAATCCGAATCTCAATACTGATACCAGAATCAAGGGAATCAACAATATTTTATCAATCCTTGCATATAAGTGCGGCTATTCGAACGGATATTTTTCATTTGATTCCATGACCGGCATTCAGACAGCAACCGGCGTTGAAGCATCACAGCAGCGCACTATTCAATTTATAAAGGATATGAGGGATAAGCTGCAAATGACAATGGATGATCTGATCTATGCTATTGATAAGTATGCGGATCTGTATAATCAGTCTCCTGTCGGAATATACGAAGTTGATTATGGATTTGGAGATATTTGCTACAACTACGAAGAGGATAAAAAAACATGGTGGGGATATGTGACAGCCGGTAAAGTGCCGGCGTGGATGTATTTTGTTAAGTTTGAGAATATGTCTGAGGATGAAGCCAGACAGATGCAGGCAGAAATGGATGCGGCAGAAGCGGAAAAATTAAATCAGGGACTGTATGGAGAGGAATAGAAATGGTGTTAAAAATAATCATGCTTTTATTTGGTATTTCGTTTTTAGATGAAATGGATAAGGCAAGGAAAAAGAAAAAAATATGCGACACAATTTACTGGGGATTCTTAATGATAAGTGCAGCCATTATAGTATGGGGGATGTAAATGAGGTACGACAGGACTGTTGGAAACGTAAATATAAGACTTGATACAAGCAGAATTGACGGAAATCTTAGACGCGCACAGGATAAATTAGATATGCAGGTCTTGAATGACATGATTCCATATATGCCGTTTCAACAGGGATCTATGGTAGGAAAGACGAATATTATTGAACCTGGATTGATTGAGACGGATGTGTCATATGCGCATTATCAGTATATGGGAGAATTGTATCTGACAGAGGATGGAAGATCATGGGCACACAGCGGAGAAAAGAAATATCCGACCGGCAGACCATTGCACTACGACGCGAACGGGCATCCGGAAGCTACGGATCATTGGTTTGAGAGAGCGAAGGAAACGCATGGTCAGGAATGGGTTGATTTGGTTAAAAGAGAGGTAGGAAGAGGATAATGTTAACGCCGGATTATTTTTACGGAAAATCAGATAAACTGATAGAAATGTATCAGGAACTGGAAGATTGGATTATCAGTGATATAGCAATGCGTTTGATAAAATCCGGGAAAATGTCTGGCACTACTGATCGGGAACTTTGGAAACTCCAGCAGATGGGATTGCATCATACTGAAATTGTAAAAAGAATTTCACAAATAACAGGAAAGAGTAGGGACGAAGTGCGGCGTTTATTGCGTGATAGTGTTATGACATCATTCTCTGATGATGCAGAGGTTTTAAAACGGCTTGGAGATATTCAAACACCCTTGCAAAATAATGCAGCCATCATGGCAATGAATGCCGAAATGATGAAAACATTCGGAGAATTGAATAACCTCACGCGGACAACTATGTTACAGACACAGAGAGATTTACTCAATATGCTGAATGAGGTAGATTACCGTGTGGCATCTGGTATGCAGTCGTATAACAGTGCAATATGTGAAGTGCTTGACAGATATGCACAGAGCGGCGTTGTGATTGATTATCCGACGGGTGCCAGGCGCTCTTTAGAAGCGGCAGTGCGTTGTTGTGTTGTTACTTCTATGAATCAGACGGCTGCTCAGGTAACTAATCAATACATAGCACAAAAAGGAATAGAGTATGTTCTTGTATCGGCACATATGGGAGCGCGGCATAGCAAAAAGTTCCCGGATGGAATACCATCACACGATCATTGGCAGGGAAAAGTATATAAAATCGTCGGGAGTGATAAAGACACACCAAATCTGTTAGATGCAACCGGATACACCGTAGATCCAAAGACAGGACAGGGAAGAGTTGTAGATCCTCTTGGACTGCATGGATATAATTGCAGGCATTCCCATAAGCCGTGGGATAAGTCTCTGCGAAATCCTTATGTTGATGCAGATGGAAATCCTAAAATTAATGTGCACGAGAGTCAGGAATTGTATGAGAAACAACAGCAGCAGAGATCAATGGAGCGTGCTATTCGGCAGACCAAGCGCGAATTGCTGGCAAAACAGGCAGAGTTAAGCGGCATAGCAGAAACGGATGTAAAAGATATGTTGCAGCCACAATATGATAAACTTGCGTATAAGCTCTGGATGCAGAATCAGAAATATAAACAGTTCTGTGCGGATAATGAATTGCAGACACAGGCTGATCGGATAAAGGTAGCAGGATTTAAGAAAAAGCAGTCTGCGGTTGCGAATGGCAGGGCGACAGCTTATAGCAATTCTGTAAAAACTCCAATGGAAAAAGCTAAGAACGTGGGTTATACTAAAAGAACAAAGGAAGAGTTTGAGCAGACCGCGCGGCAGATCAAGGAAGAAATAACACAGTATTCTGATAGACCGTCGAAGTGGAGTGGAAATATTGTGATTGATAATTCGCTGATAGAAGATGAAACAATAGGAAGAAAGGAATGGTCATGTAACATTTCACTTGTAAGTACGGCTGATGATGGAGTTGTGTGGCATGAGATGCTTCATTCTTGTTCTGCAAGCCATTATAATTCAGATGTATATAGTGCAAACGAATATATCGAAGAAGCGACAGTTGAATGGTTAAAACAGCAAATATGTAAAGAAAAGGATATTATAAACACGTATGCGTATGAAGATAAAACGCTTGTTTTACAGGCATTAAATGAAAGTTTTTCATTTGGAACGGATATGGAGTTTGCAAAGGAAATATTTAATATTCCGCTTCCAGAACGGTATCAATGGTTAGAAAATAGGGTTGACGAACACTTGAGACAAGCAGGTGCTTCATTTGAAGATTACAATGATGTCATGGGATTTGTTCAAAGGTTGAAAGGCGGCAGAAATGGCAGATATTAAGGGGTTAATAAAAACTATAAAAGAATATAACAAAAAATATACCATTACTGAAAATTCAAGTGAAGCAGACAAGCTGATTGCAAAAATGCATGAGAAAAAGCACACAAAAGAAGAATTTTTCGAAGTGGAGGATGAAGTAAGGAAATTTTTAAAATCGGATGCATCCGAAGCAGATAAACAAAAAGTACTGGGGTATACAGAATCATTATCTATGATATGTTCTGCAATCAGAGAGGGTAGACTAAATATTTAAGAGAATACAACTATCTTTTCATTTTGGCACAAATTATGTTTAAACATGAGTTATTATAATATTGCCAGATGGGTTTTACTCATTCATTCTTGTACTCCTTTTATAATACGTTGCAAAGAGCGTCTTGAAATACAGGCGCTTTTTGTGTACAAAAAATTGGCACAAATCTTTTATATTCCCATGATAAAATATACTTGACAAATGAAAAGCACCGGACGGAGCGTAGGAATCTGCCCGCTACCCTAGAAAAATTATAGGATGTGATGGCACGTCCTGTCTTGGGGCGTGCTTTTTCTTTGTATTTTGCCAGCTATGGAGTAAATAGCAGCTCAATCGTGCCGGACTGACCGGAGCAACAACTTGGAAAGAGAGAGGTAAGGAATATGGTAAAAGTGATCAGTGAATTGGAAAAACTTGGTTTGAAACTGACAGATGAGCAGAAAGAAGCCGTCAAGAAGAGTATGGGTGAAGAATTATATTCTAAAGCCGAACTTGATAAGAAAATGCAGAAAACAGAAGCCGAACGTAACAGCTATAAAGAGCGTGCGGAAACTGCGGAAGAGACCCTGAAAGGATTTGAGGGAAAAGACTTTGACACCATCACAAAAGAACGTGATGAGTGGAAGCAGAAAGCAGAACTTGCAGAAAAGGATTACAGTGCAAAACTGGCAGAACGCGAGAAAAATGATCTGTTAAAAGAAGCCTGTGAGAGTATCAAGTTTTCTTCTGAATCAGCAAAGAAAGCAATTATGGCGGACATTGCTGCCAGTGTGTCAGTAAAAGACGGCAAGTTAATTGGATTCAATGATTTACTGGAAGATGCTAAAAAGAAAGATGCAAGTGCTTTTGTAAATGAAGAGCAGCAGCATCTTGAGCAGAACAAAGCAAAATTTACAGCCCAGCAGAAGAACAATACTGGGGAGACATTAACAAAAGACCAGATCATGGCTATGAAGGACCCGTCAGAGCGTCAGAGAGCCATTAAGGAAAATATTGGTCTGTTTCAGAAGGGAGAATGATTATGCCAGCAGAAAATAATTTAATTATGACAACCGATATGACGGATGCGCAGATCCGCGAACTTGATTTTGTTACCAGATTCAACTATTCGGTTGCAAAACTGATCGAAGCACTTGGAATCACCAGAAAGATTCCTAAAGAAGCTGGAACGGTGTTAAAAACCTATAAGGCAGAGGGGACATTAGAGAATGGAGTTGTTGCAGAGGGAGAGACAATCCCGTTATCTAAATACAAGATCAAGGCAATTACCTACAAAGAGATCACGCTTAAGAAATGGAGAAAAGCAACCACAGCGGAATCCATTACAACCTATGGATTCAATCAGGCGGTAAACATGACAACAGATGAAATGCTCCGTGATGTTCAGCGCGGCATCCGATCCAATTTCTTTACATTCCTTGGAACAGGAACCCAGAAAACTTCGGGTGCAAATCTGAAAAAGGTACTTGCGACGAATATGGGAAAATTACTGAATCTGTTTGATACAGATGATGTGGCAGCCGTACATTTTGTGAATCCTGCTACAGTGTACGATTACCTTGGAGATCAGGAAATCACGACACAGACAGCATTCGGGATGACTTATGTACAGAATTTTCTTGGCTACGGTACTTTATTCATGAACTCTTCCATGCCGGAAGGAGCAGTATACTCTACCATATCCGACAATGTGGTTCTGTATTACATTGCGGTAAACGGCGCAGATCTTGGAGAGGCATTCAATTTCACATCGGACGATACCGGATATATTGGTATTCATGAAGTTGCAGACTATGACAATCTTACCTGCAAAGATACTGTAGTGTCCGGCATTGAGTTGTTTGCAGAAAAGATGGATGGTGTGATTGTCGGCACAGTGCAGCCTGCATCGGACCATTCTGTAACAACAGAATCTATTCCAGTAGTGACAGCAGTGGAAGCACCAGCAGATCATGTATATACAGAAGAGGAACTGGATGCTCTGAAAGTTGACCAGATCAAGGGACTTGCGGCATTTAAGGGATACACCATCACCAAAACTGTAAAAGCCGAGATCATCGAGGAGTTTTTGGCGGCACAGCAGGCATAAAGAAAGGGGATTTCTGATGGGATATACCACATTTGAGTTTTACACAAATTCATATTTTGGGGATTCTATCAAGGAATCCCTTTTCCCCAAGTGGGAAGATCGTGCATCCATGAAACTGGATCAACTGACCTATGGAAATATCAATGATGATACAAGGGAAGAATTTGACGAGCGTATCCAGAAAGCCACCTGTGCATTGGCGGATCTGCTCTATCAGATAGATTTTAAGACCAGTCATGCCAGTGATGAAAAAGGCGGCAATGTCAAGTCAATGTCCTCTGGTGGGCGGTCAATCAGCTTTGGAACAAATGAGACACTTATTGATAAGGTGCTTGGGGATAAGGTAGCACAGAACCGGTTATGTTATGACACGGTGTGCGAATACCTGTCCGGCACCGGATTATTATATGCAGGGTGTAATTATGGGATTCTTTGATAACAAGACTGTCACACTATTCAGCCGCTCATTCAATGCAGAAACCGAGGAAGAAACGTACTATCCGACACTGCTTGAGTGCGTAGACCTGGTGGAAACCAAGGGTGCGAACATCTCTAAGAGCGGCATAGATAGTGCGGATACAGTGAAATTGTATGTTGATTTCAAAAATATTGTCAAACCGTACCTTCCGCCGAAAGAGTGGGAAAATATGCCGGACAAATGCAAGCAGTATTTTTTGACATTCAATCCGGCACAGGATTTCTTTATCAAGGGAGATCAGACAGCCGTTGATCTGCCGGAAACGGACGCTTACGAATGGATGCGAAACAATTTTGATGATGTCTATAAGGTAACGAACATCGACAAATATGAGGACATTCTTCCTCATTTTGAAGTAGGGGGCGTGTAAATGGAAGAGAAGGAAAAACTTACTATACAGGATGCAGAGAACGCACAGAAAGGTGTTCTTGCACTTGCTATGGCTTATCCGGATTATCCTGCATTATTCAAGGCAGACAGCAAAACGATAAGATGGAACTCTGTCAATACAGACAGGTCTATCGGGTTATTCCCGATGCAGGGAGCGGTATATCTGAAAAAGTATGTCAGTGGCAGTTATGTGGCACAGATGCCATTTCAGATGGTTTATAAATGTGCACCAACTACCAATAAGGCAAGCATTGAAGCACAGGAAATGTTAAACAATCTTGCTGCATGGATGGAAGAGAGCGGGATCGAATTCAAGGACCCGCATCTGACATTGCAGTCAATCGCAAGGACTTCCCCAGTGTTTGGCAGTGAACAGGATGATAAAACGGTTATGTATGCTGTGAATATGCAGCTTAAATATTTTTATAAAAAGTAGGGAAGAGAGGATAAGAAGTCATGAAGAAAAGTGCATTCATTATGAATACGAATTTACAGTTTTTCGCAGAAGATCGTACAAATATGGTTTCTCTGCTTGATATTGGTACACTCATCGGAAGCACAGCCAAGATCGTAGAGATGGGCGATGGCTACAAAGAGATCACAGAGGACTGGGGACCGAATACTGAGTCAACCCAGTACGTCAATATGAAAAATGCAAACAATACGGTAAAGGGATATGAGTTTTCCACAACACCGGAGCGTGATTATATGTCTGACGATATGCAGACTGCAATCGATACGATGTTCAAGTTATTTCCGACAGGGAAACAGTGTGAGACATATTATTACAGATATTACAAAACAGACATTACAAAAGGCACAGGCGATTGTATCCGCGTACCTGTCACTGTATGTCCGTCAAGTACTGGTGGATCTGGCGGTGACACACTGACATCTTCCATTCAGATCAACGGCAATGGAGCAGTAGAACTTGGAACAATCACAATTGGTTCAGATGGCGCATTCACATGGGCGCCGAAAGTATCCAATACATCTGGAAAATAATAAGCGGTGTTAATTACAAATTAGCATAATCGGGTGGGTTTCTTTTAGTCCTGCCCGATTTCTGAAAGGATGGTAATTTATGGAAGAATTAGTATTAGACAGTGGTGTCAGAAAAATTGCAATTAAAAATGAGGACGGGGATGTCGTTACCGTGTTGAGCATCAATGTCGCAGATGCCGACACAGCCGAGCGATTCGGACAGGTCATCAACAAACTGGAAAGAATCTCCGAGAACTGTGAGAAAGAGGCGGCAGCATGGAAGAAAGAACATGCACAGGATGAGGTAGATTCTGACAACGTTGATGTTGAGTCGGTTTTACAGGCAAACAGAATCCGGGTGAAGTACCTGAAACAGATTGCAGCAGAGATCGACGGTCTGTTCGGGGAAGACACAGTAAAAAACGTGTATGGAGATTTCACGCCGGATGAGACGGCACTGGTGGAATTTGTCGAGAAGATCATCCCGGTCATGAATAAACTCTTCGGCAAGCGTTACGAGATGACCAGAAAACGCTATAACTCCAGCAGAAAAGGAGCACGGGCATGATTAACGTCATGCTCGATCCTTTGCCGGATGAATGGAACGGATACAAGGTCAATACATCATTCCGGATCGGTATCCAGGTATTCCTTGTGCAGTATGACAAAGAACTGAATGAGTATGAGAAGAGTGATGCACTGATCTATCTGCTGTTCGACGAACGGGAACACCCGGACGGGGATGATCTTCGTCAGTGTGTAGAGTGGTTTCTAAATGGCTGGTTCCATGACAAGCCGGGATCATCAAAGGATAACCGCAGGCTGGTAGATTACGACATTGACCAGTGGCGTATCTATGCAGATTTCCGGCAGATATATGGGATTGATCTCTCCTTGGATGATATGCACTGGTGGATGTTCAATGGTCTGCTCTGGAATATGCCTTATAAACAGTCATCATTCCAACAGGTCATAGAGATTCGCAGGAAGAAAATCACATCCAAGATGGGAAAAGAAGAGAGACAGGCGATCAAGGAAGCACAGGAAATGTATGCATTAGAGCAGCCGGAAGAAAAGAAAGAGTATACCGAGGATGAGAAAACAAAGATTGACGAATACGATCAGATGATGGCAGAGATCAAGGCAAAGAAGAAAGCAGAAAAGGAACTTGGATTAGTTTAGGGAGTGAGGATTGCATATGGCTGGTGGATATGATGGAGAAATCAGAATAAGGACATTAATTGAAAATGGAGATGCATCCAGCAGCCTGTTGCAGTTGGAGTCACGGTTTCAGAAACTGACGCGGGAATCACAGCGTCTTACCGATCAGATGCGGCAGATGGAGCGGCAGAAGATTCCAACAGACCAGTATAAGGATTTGCAGAATACTTTTGATTCGCTTGTCGCAAATGGACGTCAGTTATCGGAGAAATTAAAAAACACAGAAAAATATGTTCCAACGAGAGCGTATAAAGAAGCAGAGGCGGCACTTGATCGCGTCAGTGGCAGACAAGCGCAATTAAATCATCGGATGCAGGAATGGGTGACACTTGGGCGTAATACAGATTCTGTTTCGTATAGAAAAATGCAAATGGAAATGGCTGATTGCGAAAGGGAGTCAGACAGACTTATAGATGCTTTAAACCGGATGGAAGAAGCTGGGCAGGATCGCCAAATAAATGATAAATGGAAAGATTTGAAAAATCAGATGCGACAGGTAGGACAGGAAGCCGCACAGATACGCGCTGAAATGATGCGTATGGAAAATGAAAATGCAGCTTATATTGATCCACGAAATACAGAAGAGTATCAGCGTCTGGCGGCAAGATTGCGTGAGGTAAATGAACAATTAGATATCATGAACCAGAGAATTCGCGAGGTTGTGGATCGTGAGGGTGAAATGGACACAAGTGCCGGAGGGCGTTTTGGAAATATCCAGGGTGCCGTGCAGCAGGTAAATGGGGCAATCGAGAAATTTATAAACCGTGTAAAGAAAATTGCATTGACTATATTAGTGTTTCAATTTGTATCAAAGGCATTTCGAACAATGATCGAAGGGATTAAAACAGGTATTCAGAATTATGCAAGATATTCTGAACAGTTTAATCAGAAGATGTCAGAAATGAAATCAGCTACGCTGAATTTAAAAAATTCTATTGGAGCTGCGGCGATACCGATTGTTAATGCGTTAGCTCCAGCATTAACAGTTTTATGCAGTTGGCTGACGAAGGCGATAAATCTTTTTAATAAGTTTATATCTGCGTTATCGGGGAAGAAAACGTGGACTCGAGCGAAAGAACAACAGGTAGATTATGCAGCGTCTCTTGATAATACTGCCAATGCTGCAAAAAAAGCAAAGGGAGCATTGCAGGGATTTGATGAATTAAATGTGATTAACTCCAATGATTCCGGCAGCAGTGGAGATGGTTCTGGCGGCTCCGGTGGGGGAGTTGATTATGAGGAGGTTCCACTGACCGAAAAGGATTTTGCGTGGATTGAAAAAATAAAGAAAATTTTTGAATCCATACTACCTGTCGTGGTAGCGATCGGAGCGGCATTATTAGCGTGGAAGATTGCTAGTTTTCTTTCGGATTTAATGAAAGTGCATCCGATTCTCGGAACTATATTATCTATATTGGCAATCATTGCAGGATTGGCACTGGCGATTTACAGTTATTTCCATATGTGGAATGAAGGTGTCGATTGGCAAGGATTAATTGGCTATATTTTGGGAGTATCGCTTGCTTTTGGCGGTTTGTATGCGCTGTTCGGCCCTCTTGTTGCGGGTATATTTTTAATCATAGCATCTGCGGCGGGACTTATATTAGCGCTTAAGGATATCAGTGAAAATGGATTGAATGCAAAAAATGCATCGTTATTATTGGTATCTGCAATAGGGCTATGCGCAGGTGTTTTTATGGTATTTGGAACAACGGCAGCATTTGTCGTTGCTGGATTGCTGTTGATTTCTGCCGGAATTGCAGATGTTATTCAAAAAGGTGTTACGTTGAAAAACGGACTTTTAATAGTTGCTGGTGTATTTTTATCAGTTTCTGCAGTTGCCGGTGCTGTTATTGGAGCAATAGCGGCATTGGTGGCAGGATTAGTGCTTGCTGTTATAGCAGATTGGGAAAATTTCAAGAAAACAGTATGGGAACCGATGAAGAAGTGGTTCGCCGAATTATGGAGTGATTTTACCCAAATAACTAATGGATTCAAAAAGATGTTAGATGGACTCACGTTATTTGTAAATGGAGTTTTTTCTGGCGATTGGAAAAAGGCATGGGAAGGAATCAAAGAAACGTTCGGTGGTGCATGGGACGGTATTGTTGGCTTGTTAAAAGCGTCTGCGAATTTAATTATTGGAATTTTGAACACTGTATATAATTTTGTTTGTGGTGTTGTTAATGCAATTATAAATGGAATTAACAAGATTAGTTTTACAACGCCTGATTGGCTAAATTATTTGCATGAAGGTTGGGGCGGACAGAGTTTTGGTGGATTCAATTTACAGCCTATTCAACCAATAAATATTCCGTATCTTGCCAACGGCGGTATCACAACCGGCAGTACTCTCGCAAACATCGGAGAAGCCGGACGCGAAGCAGTACTTCCGCTCGAAAATAACCTGTCTTACATGAAGCCGCTTGCAGAAATGATCGCAAGTGAGATGAAAGGTGTGCAGACAGTGCGGATCGTAGCAGATGAAGGCAAGATTTTCAAAATTGTAAAAGAAGAAGCAAATGATTATTACCGGAGAACCGGAAATCCGGCATTTGACTTTTAGGAGAGGAGCGTATAAATGGCATACAGCGGATTTTTAATAAAAGTAGGCAATTACACAGTTCCTTTCCGGTATATAGAGGCAAAGAAGTATAAATGTGGGATCAAGGGACAGGATCTTGATTCTTACCGGGATGCGAACGGGATACTGCACCGGGAGGCATTGAGCAACGTCTCGATTAAAACAGAATGGGAAACGCCGGGAGATATAGATGAGAAAGCGTTGCGTGCACTGATGGATAACATCAGATCCCAATATTCCCATGCAATCGAAAAGAAATCGCTTGTTACCGCATGGATGCCGGAAATCGGTAATTATGTAACGATGTACTGCTATATGCCCGACGTGGAGTATCAGATAGATTATGCAGATGAATGGACGGTCCAGTATGGATCATTCCGGCTGGCATTTATCGGATATGGAGGTGTAATTGGATGATTGATTTTAAATATGCTGATTTATTTAAACAGAATAGCGTTGATATTCAGCTTGAGATTATTTCTGATGATGGAAAAATCCATATCACAAACACTGAATTTCATGAGGAAGAGTTTGAATTAACAGAAAGCCTGTGTTCACAGTCTGAATTGACTTTTGGTGCTGTCGAAGCCGGATCTGTAAAATTTAAGGTATCAAATATTTTTCTTCCAATGAAAGGGAGATGGATGACCATCAGGATGATAATTGGCGGGCACACAGATCAACCCTTTTTGATAGGAAGATTTAAAGGTTATTCCGATACGCCGACTGCTGACAGAAAATACCGAGATGTAGTTGCATATGATGCTCTTTATGACATTTTAAATGCAGATGTGGCAGCATGGTATAACACTGTCTTTCCATCCCATAAAGAGCAGCAGAAAGATAAAGATGGAAAAACTACGACTGTTACAGTTTATGATCCGGTCACAATGAAGCAATTCCGGGACAGCTTTTTTAAGCACTTCGGGATTGAGCAGGCTGACATTATACTGGTTAATGACGGCATGTCTATTGAAAAAACAGTTGCAGTCACGGCATCCAGCGAGACAAGTTCTGATACAGAGGAATCGAGCACCATAGGCGAATCTATGAGCGGCAAGGAAGTGTTGTCCTGTATTTGTGAGATCAATGGCTGTATGGGGCATATGGGGCGCGACGGGAAGTTTCATTATATTTATCTGGAACAGGAGATACAGGGACTTTATCCGAGAAACGATCTTTATCCGGCAGATGATTTGTTCCCAAGAGATCCGAAAAGCAACCGTATCGGGAAGGATTTATATATAACGGCTGAGTATGAAGATTTTCTTGTTAAAACGATCAATAAGTTACAGATCCGGGAGCAGAAGAATGATATTGGCGTGATCGTAGGCACCGGAGACAATGCTTATGTGATCGAGGATAATTTTCTTGTCTATGGTAAAGGATCAAAAGAGCTGAAAGGAATTGCAAAAAATATTCTTTCTAAGATCAGAGGTATTATTTACCGTCCGTTTACGGCGGACTGCAAAGGAAATCCGTGTCTGGAAGTTGGGGATGCAGTGCGAATCCCGACAAAATACGAACTGATCGAATCTTATATTTTCAAAAGAACTTTGAAAGGTATACAGGCTTTAAGGGATGATCTGGAAGCGGACGGGGAAGAGTACCGAACGAGTAAAGCGAATGGTATACAGCGAAGTATTTTACAGCTTAAAGGAAAAAGCAATGTATTAGAGCGGACGATTGAAAAGACACAGAGCACGATCGAGGTTAAAGAGCGGAAATTAATATCGCAGATAACGCAGACTGCTACTGAAATCCGGACGGAAGTGAAAAACACAGCCGATGGTCTATCATCACGGATTACTCAAAACGCAAATAATATTACAGCAGAAGTAAAAAGAGCACAGGGGCAGGAAGTTGAACTTGCAGCAGCTATTAAAATTAATGAGGACAAGATTACAGCGGAAGTTACGAGAGCAAGCAAAGCAGAGGGCGTTTTGTCCGGAAAGATAGAGGTGACCGCAACTAAGATACGGTCAGAAGTCAGTGCTTCTTTAACAGTATGGGATACCGAAGATTATGACGTTACACATTGTGGTTTCGGGAATCCACAAGATACATACCCTGCATCTTCGTATTATTCTGGACACAGTTTTTTGGATCAGAATACTGGAAAGTTTTATGGTTGCGAACCAGATGGTGGAATAAGCAGTGGAAAATACAAATGGACTCTGATAAAGAAATTTAAGCAGCTTTCATCGAGTGCGTCCAGTACGATTACGCAGTCATCAAAGCAGATCAGCTTGAAAGTATCAAAAGACAGCGTCATTTCAGAAATCAACCAGTCAGCCGAGGGCATAAAAATCAAAGCAAAACTTTTGGAATTAAAAGGCTCTATGGAGATAACTGGCGGGTATGTGCATATTCAGACGGAAGAAAGCACAGCAAATTTGATTGAATTTAAAAGAAGCGGTACATGTGTTCAGATGGGAACAGATGGCTTTAAAACAGTAGAAGGAACACTTGAAAGTCCAAACCATCAATGTGTCGTTCAATATAATCATATCTCACTAAATAAGGGCGGAACAGACACGGACCACTGCATGATTAATCTGGATGGGGATATCGGAACTGGTGGGTTTAGGGGCGGAGTGATTGACGGTTCAGATAAAAGGATGAAAAATACAATTTCAGACTTGGACAAAAAACAATCATCGGAGTTTATTTATTCTTTAAGTGCAAAATCGTATCGTTATAATTTCGAAAAAGATGGGTTCCATCATGGATTTATTGCACAGGATGTTTTGAAAAAAGCGGAAAAAGGGTGGAATATTTGTCCAAAAACGTTTTCAGACAGCAATGGGAAAAAGTATTACGGACTGAAATATACGGAACTGATTGCTGATCTGGTTGCCACAGTGCAGTTGCAGCATGACGAGATAGAACAGTTAAAGGAAAAGGTGAGTAATTTATGATAAATGTAAAAATTTGTGAATTTGAAAATGACATTATCAATTATGTAAATTTGTGCGAGGATGTTCCAATCGAAGCTAAGTACCTGGTGTTTAAGGATATTCTGCAGCAAATCAAGGAAGAGGCAAACAGGCAGGTTACAGTAGAGCGGGAACAAATGAAGCTTGCAAAGGAAAAGGAGAGTGAGGAACATGAATAAAGCGCATAGTGATATTAATTGGGAGGATTATCCGAGTGATGAAACGCCGCTTAATGAAAGAAATCTCAACAAAATGGATAGTGCCATTGATGTCATTGATGATCGTGTAATCACTCTTGATACCACAAAAGCCACAAAAGCAGAGGTAGCAACTCTTGTTGCAGACGTGACCTTTGAGGAATCGACCGGAATCATTACGATCACAAAAAAGAACGGTTCTAAGATTGCAATCGATACACAGATGGAGAAGATCGCTGTCAACTTCACATACAATTCAACTACACAGCAGATTATCCTGACGCTGATTGATGGAACAAAACAGTACATAGATCTGTCAGCATTGATTACGCAGTATGAATTTCTTGATTCTGATACAGTGGCATTTTATATCGATTCATCCGGCAAGGTGTCGGCAATCGTGAAAGAGGGAAGCATTGAGGAAAAGCATTTAGAACCAAATTATCTTGCCAAGATTAAGGTTGAGGCGGCAAAAGCCGAATTGAGCCAGAAAGCGGCAGCAACGTCTGAAGCCAATGCCAAAGCAAGTGAGGATGCCGCAAAAGCCAGTGAAACAGCTGCAAAAAAATCAGAGGACAATGCCAAGGCGTCCGAGACAGCGGCAGCGAAGTCAGCTACGGCGGCAGCGGCATCCGAAAGCAACGCAAAAGTCAGTGAGACATCCGCCAGTGAATCATCCGCCACAGCCACGGAGAAAGCATCGTCCGCCAGTCAGTCAGCTGATACAGCAGCCGAAAAAGCAGATATTGCAATTCAAAAGGCTGCGGAGATCATCGGTAAAGCGGAATCTGCAGAAGAAAGTGCAACCAAGGCACAGAGTTATGCTGTTGGTGGTACAGGAAGCAGAGAGGGCGAGGATTCTGACAATGCCAAGTATTACTATC